GGTATTAATAAAGCACCCATTAATAAACGCTTCTCTTTGTTTATTTCTGCAAGTTTAATTTCTTGGTTATTAAGTGCTATAAAATCAGATTCAATTGCTGGATTTTCAACTACTGAAATCGCCTCAACTCCAATCGCTTCATCTCCATCTAAAATTAGTTCTATCATTTTCATAATTATATAATACTTTTAAGTTAATATTTTGTTTTTTTAATTAAATTATATTGATGCACCTTCAATTGTATTTCTTTCCATTTCTTGAGAAGTTGTAACATCAGAAGAAACCACATAAGCACGTTGTGGTTGTTGTGATTGACCTCCAATAGCATCAGCTAATTGGCTTGTTCCACTTGCTCCAACAATATTGAATGCTGGCGGTAAAGATTCAGTTTGTGGTGTTTCTATTTTAGGCATTGCTGGAGTTGTAACACTTCCACCACCTCCAACACCACCTAAACCAGTTGCAACCGATTTAGTTTTTTTTGTTGCTGCCATAACACCAGAAACAATACCAACTGCTGTTGCTGCATATCCAATTAATGCTGGGATTGCCGCTGGAAAACCTAATTTTAAAGTTTTTGCCAAACCAGTAGAAACTGCACCAGCACTTTCAGCACCATCTAAAGATGAAGTTGCCATTGCTTTAGTTGCCTTTGATTTTATTACTCCTAAATCAATAAGTAATTCTTGTGCTGCAAGTAATTGTTTTCCAATTAATGCTGCTTTTCCCATTTTAGATTCTGCTCCAAAAATACCAACTAAATCGTTTAATGCTTTGTGTTTTGCAGCAAGTTTTTTTGCTTCTAAATTTATTTCTTCTTGTACTAAATTAGCTTTTAAAGTTAGATTCTCCTCTTGGTTTGTATTTGTAAATTCATTTAATGCAATTTCAGCATCAATTTTTGCTTGTGTTCCAGCGTTTGCGTTATCAACTATTGCTTGTAATCTTTCTTGTTCAATTATTTTTTCAGCTTCGTTTATTTCAATTAGTTTTTCTAATCTTAATTTTTCACTTTCTATTTGTTCAGCTGCAAACTTTCTTTTCTCAATACTTAATTGTGATTCACTTTCTTTTTTTGTATTTATTAATTCTATTGCCTCCTTATCTAAAGCTAATGCATTTGATTTTTGTTCTGAACGAATACCTTCAATCTGTGCTTCAACAGCTGCTAATTCTTTTATTGCTTCTATTCTTGCAACTTGAAATTCAACGTTGTCTTTATCCTTTTTTAAATTTGCATCTGCAATCGCAAGTTGTTGTTGTGCTTGTAAAAGCATTCCCTTTTCAGCAGAATCAATTTTTACTAATAATTCATCATTTGCTTTTTTACGCTCTTCAATAGATTTAGTTTCGTCATCTCTTATTTGTCGCAACTTTTCAGCTTGTCTATCAAATTTTTCAAATAATAAACCTTGTCTTGCAGCAGCTAATTCAGCGGATTTCTGTAAATCAACATTTGCTTTTGCAGTATCAATTGCAGCAGATACACTTACTTCCCCTAACTCCTTAACTGCAACCTTACTAATATTTACAGCTTCTGTTACCGCTTCTCCAAAGTTGTTATAAACGCTTTTTCCAGCTTCAACAAATCCATCAGCCACTTCATATAAGTTTGCTTTTGTAAGTGCTATCTCTTTGTTTAATCTTTTTATTGTTTCTGGGTCTTTATCTCCAAAAAATGATTCTTCCCAAGCTAATTGTGCTGATTGTAAAGCTAATTTAATTCCTTGAAAGGTTGCCTTAAAAGGTGTTAATACCATCGTTAAAACACCATCTAAAACTTTACCAAGTGCATCAAAGTTTTCTCTTGATTCAGATACCGCTTTATAAATATCTGTAAACGCATTTATTACTTGATTAACAACAATAGATGTAACTTCAAAAGCAGTATTAAATAAATCAACCGCTTTTTGATTTTGAGAAAACAATTCCTTTATTGTTCCAAAAGCTACAATTAACAAACCTAAACCAGCTGCTTTTATTGATGCACCTATTTTTTTTATTCCACCAGAAACAGATTTTGAAGCACTCTCAACACCCTTTAATGCTTTTGCAGTATCTTTGTTTGAATCAACAACATCTTTATTTAAGTTTTCAACACTTTTTGCAACCTTGTCAATTCCCTTTATTGCTTTGTCTGTTTTAGCTTCTAATTCAACAATTATTTTTTCCATCTTATCTCTTGTTTTTGTCTTGTAAATATTTCTTTAAAACTATCTGGAAACTTATTTTTTCCCTTTGCTAACTGCACTACATATGAGTTGCATTCTGTATCTTTTAATAAATCTAATATCTCTTTTATCATAAGTCATTAAGTAATTCTATTTCAGATTTTCCAGATTTGAAATTTGTTTTTATTGAATTTATTTTATATTGATGGTCGCCTATTATAAACCTATCAGCTAACGTATAGTTAAGTAATATTTTTAAAGGCAAATAAGCAGTAACTTTTGTTATTCTATTCTTTGGATTAAACACACTTGTTATATAATCACTATAATACACTTGAAACAACGTATCCGTAAAAAGATTAGAACCTAAATACTCATCAACTTCATTGTAAAAATTTAAGTTGTACTTGCTTAAAGCTGGAACTAAAGAAAGATGATTAGAAGGTATGTTGTAATTAGTTATTGATTCGTGGTCTGTAACAGTAGTTAAAAAAGATATAGGTGTTGAACTTGTTTGTGTGATTGGATAAAATATTAATGGTTTACCAAAATAACTTTCTTGGTTGTCATCTACAAAATACCCGACTTGTACTGTTGTACTTGAACCTCCATTTACATCATATAATCTTTCGTATTTCATTTGAGAAAAAGGTGTTTTAATACTGTAAATACCACCATCTAATTTTTCNCCACTTGTGTATTCACTCTTTCCCCAAACCTTGTTGAATTTTTGATTATGAATTGATGCCAAGAATGTGTTTGTATCTTCGTGTTGAAAATTTATTTCTCTATATGGTAAAGATGTATTTACAGAACTTTTTGTATTATCAACAAATTTTGTAATATCATAAACATCACCATCTTCGTAAAATTCATTTAATGTTTTTACAATTATATCATTTGTATTTCTATCAACGTATGCAGCTAAATTAAAAGTTTTAAACAAACCAGATATAAAATCAATCACTTTCATCTCTGGAATCTGTTGCGTTATATCAAACTCAAACGTATCAATATGATCATAGTTAGTTATCTCGTAGCTTTTTGTATATGGCAATTGTTCGTAATCAATAAACCACTCAATACTTGTAAAATTTATATCACCTTCCGATTCAATATAAATAGTATAGAACCCATCGAATTCAATCTGGTCAATTGTTAAATTACCACCAATTGGTGCAAGTATATTTAATAACTGAACCCCATCTTTTTGTAATGAAACATTATAAGGTATTGTAGTTGTAGAGAAAAACCTCAACTCTGTTCCTTGATTGTATCTCTGTGAATCTCCAAAAAATTCCAATGTTGTCCCATTAGTCATTTCTGTTTGTGTATTGGTATCTGTACCATTTGTAAAACCACTTACAATAGATTGGTTAACACCAGTTAAATTTTCAACATCTCCCTTCTTTCTATGCAACCACATAAAAAGGTTATGATAAGGTTTGTTTGTAGCTACGAAAAAATCATTACTAAAATTGATATTATATTTGTTTTCTATTGCTTCAACTATATTATGTAAACGAATAGCATACTTTAAATCACTATACAAAACTCCGTGTTCGTGACCGCTACCACTTTGATAATATAAATTACCACTTAACAAATCATCGTGTGCGTGACCAGAACTACTATCGTAAAACAACCTCTTTGTGTGTGTAATCAAAGGCACAATAACATCATTCAATAAAGAGTTTGCTTGTAAGCCATCTTTAATACTTGCAGAATCATAAGATTGGTTGAATGCAGTTAAGCTACTCAAAGAAGATAGCTTGTCATCTCCAAACAAGTCCTTTAAGGTAACTGTATTCCCAAAGAATGTAATCCTATATGTATGTGGTTTATTGTCCTTTAAATCGACTCCTTCAAGCTTAATTTTACCATCTCTAAAAGGCAAACTATTCAACTCTATATTAGCACTCTTTTTTATTCTTGCATCAAACCCATTTACAATATCAAAATTATAATAGTGTTTAAAAATCTTATTGTTTATTTTACTTGCTGGTAAACTGAAAGTTCTTGAAAAGTCCGTAAATATTTTATCAATATCTTTTACATTCTTTATTGATTGCGTTATTACAACGCTCTCATCTTTGAACATATCAACTCTTTGTCCTTCAATGTATAGTTGTATATTTTGCATTTATCGAATGTCGTTTATAACGTTAAAAGAATAATCAAAGTCAAATGTGTAATCAACTAACCTATCGTTTAAAGATGTCTTATAAGTTATGTTTGATGTCTTTACATTGATTGGTAATACTTGTTCGCCAATTTCAATAATGTTTGTTATCCAAACCTTTTCAGATAGCATCATTTGTTTAAACACTTCGTTGTATTCTTCGCTTAAGAAACCACTACTTAAAGTTATTGATTCTTTTGCTGTGATATTGAAATCCCTATTTGTGTGACTGCTTATACTATAAGTTTTATTTGTGTTTAATATGTTTGCTTTGTAAGATTCTTTTTTAACAGTCATTTTTTCAACTGCCTTTTTAAAGAAGTACATATCTTGTAATGCTCCAAACTTATTTATAAACGTTACTTTCTTTGGTTCGTATTTACACTCCTCTAAAACATTTACTTTTATAGTTTCAATCTTTTGCCCACTTGCAGAAACCTCTATNTTNTCAACCGCACCAATTGAATAGTTATTAAAGAAAGATTGTAAGCATACACTATTCTCAAAATCAACACCCCCATCTTCAAGAACCCTTTCTTCAAACGTATCCCAATTTACATCATCACCATAAATAGAAATGTATTTAATCTGGTCAGCACTTTCAGATTCTGTACCTATTATTTCTGATGCTATTATTTCCCCATCTTTATAAAAAACAACAGTTGGCTCTGCATCTGTGTAAACTGGTACTCTAAAAGTATTATCTTCTAAAACAAACAACTCTCTGTTGGTTATCATTAAAGCACTCTCATCAGCATTTTGTTCTTCGAAATAGTTGTAACCATCAAAAGCAATTACAGTATTTGGTGTTTCAGTTACAATTTCAGAACCTCCAGAATCATATGCAACCATAACTGCTTTTACCCAAACCGCTTGACCAGTATAATTACCATCAAATATTGTATCAAGTTCATCCCTTACAAGTTCAGCAACTTCAAACCATACTATCGGTTGGTCGCTTGGCAAAGCTTTTTTAGTTATAGTATATGTGGGGTTTGTTGGAACTGATGTTTTAGTATCATTCCAAACATATAATTTTAATGTAGCAGAATCCAAATCTGAATCTTCTATATAAAACCAATATGGACTTCTTGTGTTTATTCTTGCCATCTTATTTGTTGTTTATTGTATTCTTCATTAATTGTTCAACGTCTAATTTATATGCTTCTACCAAATCCTTATTCAAATTCTTAAATGCTTTCTCAAATGGTTTTGTAAAGAATAAACTTGGTTTTATACCATTATTAAAAATACTTCTTGCAATCATAAACTGCAATGATTTTCTGCTGATGAATTTACCACTCTTATCTCTTGGTGCAATACCTTTCTTTACAATCCACTTATCCATTTTTGATGGTGGTGGCATTTTAGTTGTATATGAATAAGGTGTGTTATATTTCTTTTTTACACCGCTTACACCCTTATCTTGATACACTCCGTATTCTTCCATTAAGAAAGACAACTCAAAACTATTTTTAGAAACCTTTACTTCGCTATCTAAACTATTATATAAATCCTTTGAACTGTTCTTTTTGCCTCTTGTTAAATTCGCTCTTGATTGGCTAATAACATATTTGGCAAACCTATTCAGTTCGTCTTTTACATTGGCTAACATATTTCAATATCATTTGGAATCAGTACATCAAACGTTAATGCCCAACCAGCCATTTCATTTTCAAACCTATCATAAAAAGGTTCTAAATTAGGTGTGCCATCTAATTGATATAAATCTTGGTGTAATGTACCACCTCTTAAAACTTGTACCAATTTATTAAGTACCGCCAATTGTGTATTTAATATATCTTGTTCATTGTTATTCCCTCTGAATATATCAATTACTTCTTCTTTTGAAAAGTCAACAACATCCATCGCAAGAACAGATAAGCTGAAACGTAAAACACTATCTTCATTATTTACATTGTTTACAATAATATGTGACAAAGGAAACATCGTCTGCTTTGATAAATCAATTCTTGTAATATCTCCAGTTGTAACAGTATTTACATTTACATCAGATAGCAATGCCTCTTTTATTGTTTCCGTTACTTGATAAAATCCTTTCATTTAAAACTTGTTTTTTATTTGTTGTGCTTCAATCTCTGATTTCTCTTTCATAAAAGATAACATCGTAAAGCATTGATGCACGTTTAATTTAGTGATATCTTCAAATTTTGTAATATCTCCGTTAGCGAGTCCGTAAATTGATTGATACCATCCCCACTTTGTTGCAAAGTTAGCTGCTCTTGAATACCCTCCATCTCCGACTGATTGTCCAAATAGAGAATCGTATGCTTCGACAATTCCATCCCTAAATTGTAGAAAAAAAAAACTGAACCAATTGCTGCCCCCAAAGGCATATCTTTTAAATCTTCTGGATTGTTTACATCGTAATCAACAATATTGTATTTACCAGCTTTACTGTTTTTAATTGGTCTATAAAGAACATTCATTGCAATATGCATTTGCTCCCATTTAGAAATGTTACCATCCAAATCAATATATTCTCCCAAACTCAATTCGTCAAGGTCTGGAATAAATCCATATTCAACACCATTCATTTTAAACCTTTCTGTATGTTTTGGTATTTTATTTAACATCTCTGAAAGTATATCAATTATTGCAGTAACACTTGCCATCTTTAATTTATAGCTATCTGATAAAGGTATTCCGCAGAATATCTCAATCATTTTAGCGTTCAAGAAATTACCTTCTGGATTGTTTTCAGCTATCTTTAAGAACTTCTGATATTGTCCTAATGTGATTTCATTTAAATTTGATGGTACGCTTATTTCGATGTTCATATATATATAATACTATTAAGTTAATGTTTTATGAAAAAGCCCTTACAATTTTCATATGCTTTTGTTAATAGGAAAAACTGATTGCTGTTTTTTGGTCTTGCTATTCTTATTTCTTTGTCTGTTCTATGATGTATATAACACTCAACAGTTGCTATCATTTCATCGTTTCTCATTACCTAATATTGTATTTACCTTTGTTTGGTGTTTGCAATTGAGATGTGATTGCGTATCTTGCTGCATCAATACAATGGTTAAAAGCGTCAATTGGTTTGTTGATAGTATTCCCCTCTCTGTCTTTCATCCAAGTATATGATTGCAATTCTTTAATTAGGTTTTTGCTTCTGCTTGTAATGTATATTTTGTTTTGGTTGATTAAGTTGATACCATACACAATTGAATCCTTTCCTTTTGTACAAGGCAACACCTTATGTCCAAGTGTTCTTAATTCTGCAATTGATTTTGGTTCTGCTGAATCAGCATACACAATAGCATTTATATCGTGTGCTTTAAATAGGTTTGAAGTATCGCTATTTAATAGTTTCTTTTGGTATATAACCTCATCAAATATATATGCATCGTTGTACTTGTATAATGCAATCAAAGTTGTTGGATCATTTGAGTAACCAAAGTCCATTCCATAACAAAGCAACCTTGCTTCTAATGGTAACTTAATTTCTTGCCATTCTTTTATACATACACCTTCAAGTGAACCGATCTGACCAAGTCCATATACCTTCCACCAGTTATTCCAATATTCAGATGTCTTTGCTTTCTCCCTTGCTTGTTCTATATCGTCTACAATCGTTTGTGGCAACGCTTCGTTATCCAAATAGGTAAGTGTAATAAAATCTGCATCGGGTTGATTAGCGACCTCCTTATGCGCCCAAAAGTTTGCAGTTGGGTTAAAGTCAATCCATATATCTCCAGATGTTCTAATCGCTAATTGTGTGTAAGCTTCAAACGGAATATTGTTCGCCTCATTACAATACAATACATTTCTTCTTGCACCTCTTAATTTGTCTGGTTGCTCAACTGAAAAGAATTCAATATAAGAACCATTTGTAAACGTATATTTTAATGCTGATCTATTCCAATGAGCATCTCTGTACCTACCAGTTTCAATCATTATTTTAAGGAAGTCCTTCATTGCTCCCCTTCTTAAATGTGGTATTGATTCAGATACTACACTTGTTTCTAAATATGGTGTTCTAATACATCTGTCAATAAGAATAGGGAGTATGCCAAATGTTTTTCCCGCGGAGGTTCCTCCTTGAATTACTTTCTTACGCTTTTTAAGAGCGTGTAACTTCTTTATTGCAGTTGTTGATTGAAACATTCTATAAATCGAATAGAGGTTGTTCAGATGTTATTGAAATGTCTTTTGTTTCTTTTGGCTTACCATACATATAATTCATATACAATTGAATTGCTTTGAAGTCACCTTCATCAATCATTACCTTTAACTTTTTGATTGCTTCATCTTTATCAATATGCTTGTTTAACATACCAACTAATTCCATTTCTTCCGATTTAGATTTACGACCAGCACCTTCTCTTTTGCCTCCTCTTTTACTTTCCATAGTTTGAAAAAATTTGATTATTCATACTTATATAATAATAAATATCAGCTATTTTATTCGATTTCTTTTTTATCTTCTTCTCTTGTTAAGTTAATTGCTTTAATAATTGCTTGTACTTCCAAAGCTAATTTATACGTTACCTTTTCAACAAGTGCTAACCTTTCGTTTATTGTGTGTTTCTTCTGCTTCATATCTACTATATTAATTTGTCGTTTAGTTGTTCAATCCATTGTCTTAATCTTGATTTATTACAAGTGCAAGGTTCTGAATATTTATGGTTGAAGTATTTTGCGTGTAATCTACACATTGTTTTAAAATCTTCGTTGCTCATCTTGGAAGTAATTCTTTGCTTTACTCCGTTCCATATTAATCTATCTTCTACCATAATTCAATATCGTTTAAGTTTTCTTGTCTTTCATCACAGCCACAATCATTTCCAAATATCTTTTTAACTATCCATTTGATACCAGTATAATATGTTATACGTTCAATTAAATCTCCTAGCTTCATTCTAATATTTTTTTGGTTAATTTGGCTTTTGTCTTTCTGTATG